TTCGTCGCTACCTCGCTGAGCGGCAGAATCTTGATCCCGTCCGGCTTACCGTTCGGCGCGTACATAAACAGGTTGCGGAAGTTGCCGATCCCTTTCGTGTCGCGCATAGCCTGGCGCATCCGGTCAGCCAGGTCGGTGTCACCGGTAGAGAACCCGGCAGGAGACTGACCAAACAGGCGTACCAGCGGGATACCAAACGCGCCTGAGACCTGCTGACCAAACTGCGCCAGCACGTCACTGAGCCCGGCATACGAATAGGTGTGCGCCTCAAACTTGTCAGCCGCATCCATGATCGTCATGCCTTCGTTGCTCTGGTACTCGCGGATCATGTCCATGTGCGACATGAGCCCCTTGAACATCGGGCTGTCTTTACCCATCGCCAGCAGCTTACGCAAGCCTTCAATGCTGTAGGTGCGCAGGTGAGCCTTGTAGACCAGCTGAGCAACACCGGTTGTTGTGGAGTCGAATGCCAGCAGGCGATCGAAACAACGCTCAATCACCGACATGCCCCAGTCGTTTTCAGTCAGACGTTGCTGATACGGAAGTGGGATGCCATCAAAGCGAATAAGTCTGGAGTGGTGGATGCGCCACGGCGGGATGCCGGTAGCTGACGTCACCACTTTGTAGAACTCTGGCATGCCAAAGTCAGGGCCCAGCTCGCTCACCCGGCGCTCTGTCATGGCATTGAGCATCCAGCGGTCCATCACCATCACGCCTTTAAACGAGTCTTTGGCAATGGCCTCAACACGAAGCGGCGTTGAGTAGTTCTGACCATCAATCAGGATGACGCCTACAGCGCCACCATAGAGCCGCGCCCACTTCAGCGTGTCGTTGATTGCTTCCCACAGCCCCATTTCATCCCATGCGTGGTCGAGTTGCTTCTTGCGTCCATCTTCCAGCTTTGAGGTGATGGTCACGCCCTTGCGGGTCATGTCATCAGGAATAGCATCAACGCCAGCGCCAACCAGCCATGATGTGCGGTAGGCCTGCTCGATCAGCAGCCGGTTGCGGGAGGTCCAGTTGTTGCGATAGGTGCCAGCGCCAGACTGGTTCGACTCGTTGACGCCCATCCGGGCAATGAAGTTTTCATAGCTGTCACGCGTTGGTACAGGCTGCGACATGCTTTCTGTTTCGGACATATTCAGCCTTTCCCAAGTTGCGCCCAGGTGCCGAGGCTGTCTGAGCTGGTAATGTAGCCATCCAGCCCGTAGCGAATGGCATCGATGCAATGGTTAAACTTGTCGACGATGATCGGCAGTATGTCGCCGGTCTTTTTGTCGACCTTGTAGGAGTAGTGGCGAAATTCATCGGCGGTGTGTTTGCAGCGTTCATGAATGATGATTTCTTCAAACCCTTTCAGATGGGTGACACCATCCTCAACACTGCCTTTCCATTTGGCCGCCGCGTCAATCGAGAAGCCCTGACGTGCCAGATAGCTGATGGTTTCCGGTCGGGAGTTATCACCTTTTACCGGCCACTTACGCACCTCAGGGATTGAGTCGTAGAACTGCGGCATCTCATCCAGCTCCACGCCGACGCCATAGGCCTCATATTCGATATAGAGCCGGGTGTCGATCATGAACATGCGGATAAGCGTGCTCGGGTCATTTGCGAAACCGAAGTCAGCACCGAAGAACAGGCGGTCAGCTTGTTGCCACAGGTCGTCAGGGAATGCTTCCACCCGGTACCGGTTACGGAAGATTACTGAATCGCTAATCGACTTCGGCTTGCCCAGCCAGATGTGCTCATACGCTTCGTAATCAACTCGCTTGCAGTACTCCATCTCTTTGCGAAGTGTTTCCGGCAGATATGGGTTGTCGTAGTAGTTCACCTCGACCGTGATACTGTCATCCGGTGGAGTAACGATGAAGCGCTGATAGGTCGGGTCTGACTCTTCGCCGGGGTTAAACGTCACCCAAATCTCCGAGCCCTCTTTACGGATGGTGGGTATCAGGATCGCCCATGAATCCGAGGACACAGACTGCGCCTCCTCTACCCAGCAGATGTCTACGCCTTCAGTTGATTTGATGCCAAGCGGGTCGAAGCGCAGGCCTTTGAACAGGAACTCGCTGCCGGATGCGCTGGTGATGCTCTCATTGGTGATGCGGAACCATGGATTAAGCCCGAGCATCTCAATCTGGTCTTTCAGCAGCTTGTGTACTGAATCCTTAATCGAGTTCTGCACCTCACGGGTACAGAGTATGCGGAGCTTCTTGCTGGCAGCCATGATGACCAGCGCGCGGGCAGCAGCCCATGATTTAGCACCACCACGCCCACCGTGGAACGTCTTGTAGCGTTTTGGCTGGAAGAGTGGCTTGAACTTAGGCGCAAAGCTAAGTCTCGTCTCCGCTGCTGTCATCTTCCGCTCCGAAGCTAATCACGAATGATGGCGTGGCAAGAGGAAGGCCATTAGCGCCGACCAGTTCGTTTTTAACGTTATCTTTGAACGCCTGGACAGTTATGTGCTTGCCAAGCAGTTCGAGATTCTTAACCTTGTCAGGCCACTTAATCTTTTTCAGGATGCCAACCATTTCCCGATCTTCCCCCCTGCCCTCAAACATGTCGGCTAGGTCAAATCCGCTAAGGTATCGACGCCAGGAGGCGGGCCACTGAGATACTGGCTTAATACTCATATCGTCAGTCATGATGTCGAGCACATCCATTTCGTCGATTTCAATGAGCCGCCTCAATACATAAGCAGCATCAACGCTAATCTGCTCATTGCGATCGGCTTTAAGTTCGGCGATTCTGTTTTGGATGTCAGGTTTAGTCAGGTTCTCGCAACCTGATGCACGGGCGGTCTTTTCGCTGTACCCCGCCCGAATGGCCGCTTGCGTGGCGTTCAAATCGATGAAGTACTCGCGACAGAACATTTCTTGTTTGTCGGTGAGTGCCATTGTTGCCTCTGGAGATGTTGGTGAGAAAGTTAATCGTTTTTGTATGTTTTATTTCGACTTTAGGCTTTGGCTATCAAGCCTTTACCAGCCAAACATTAGCTACCGTGCTTGCAGCATTAGCGAGTTTGATTGTTTTTCTAACCGCCTTAGCCAATTTGAAAAGCAACAAAACCAAGGAGAAAGAAGTTAGTCAAACAATCGGCGATAACTCGAGTGGCATACAAGTGGGTGGGAACATGACCATTAATGAAAAGGACAAAAAATGAACTTATTCGAGAAGTCCGGCCAAAGTGTGGGCGATAATTCCTCAGCTATACAAGTTACAGGTGATGCCCACTTTGGCAACACTACAACTGAGGTCATGGCGATTTGCCAGCTCATGGTTAAAAGTGAGATGGCATCTCTTCGTGCAGATGCTTACGCTTTAGTCGACTCACGGGCTCAAGAATTTGGCCAACAAATTGCAGAAAAACTGTCTAAAGATGTTGATGAAAAACTAAGAGCAAAACTCGCTGATCCTGATATTCAGTACACCCTCAACCAAGCAGTTATTCAGGTCGCAAGAAAAGGGTTTGATGCTAAATCAGAACTGCTCAAAGAGCTTATAGTATCCAAATTTAAAAGCACTGAAGAAGAAGAAAATCTGATTTTAGATCATGCCTTAGATACCACGCAGAAGCTAACAACAAGCGAGATAAAACTCCTTTCACTAATTTATTATTTTCGTTTCTGCCATAAAACTATGGGCGAAGTCGACATTACAGAGATTGTTAAACGTGGAACTGACGGCCCTTCAGTTCCAGGACTACCACTTCAAACTTGCTTCGACATCATCGCTCAAGCTTACAAAATTTATGAGCTTGATTACATAAAAATACTGTCAACACTGGATTCATTAAAACCGGTGAACAAGCAAATGCTTGCAATTAAAGGCTGCATAAATTCAGAGCAACATTATGAGAAGAATTACATGGAACTTATAAAAGAAAGAACAGGTATAGTTATAGACAATGAGGAATTTTTTAAGGCAGAATTTGCAACATTATCTTCGATAATGGAATCTTTTTCGATTAAAAAAATCGAGGAATTTAATGACTATGTTTTAAGCCCCCTCGGAATAGTGATTGCCGAAAACTATCTCGAAGCCCACAATTTCTTCAGCCGTTAATAGCGTTCGCTTAAGAATGACGTGTTGACACTTTTTCTATTTCAGGCACTGTTCAACAATATACTGCTGCAGCCCGGCTATCTGTTTTCCGGCAACTTCGATTCGCTCTCTGAGGGTGGGCGGTGGTTGCATCATCCATGCTGGCGGTGCCGGTGGCGGTGGCGGATTGTTTCGGACAGGTGGCGTTGAGCTGCAACCGGCGCTTGCCAGTAGCAACATCATCATGCAGCTGATCGATAGTCGCTTTAGCATCGGCTAATTCCTTCGTGTATTTCTCATCGAGTGCGGCCACATCGCGCTGGCGCGTCTGCATGTCCGTGATGGTGTCTTTTGCCAGCTTGAGGTTACTGGTTGCGGTGTCACGCTGGGCTTTGTAGTCAATGGCATTACCCCGGTAATAAAGCGCTAATGCAACTGACGTGGTTAATAGCATCAGAACCAGCAGAATAAGCACAGCGAGCACTTTAGCCTTTAAGGTCATCAGCACTCTCCGCCAGGCACATGGTGCGCTCCATATCGCGACGGTTCATTAATCCCCGCCACTTCTGGCCGCCAGCGTAGATCCAGCCGCGTAGTTCTTCGCATGCGCCATCAACGTCACCGGCATTCAGGCGCTTAAGCAGCGTCGATTTTGAGAACGCGCTTGTGCCCACGTTATAGGTGAAGCTGTAAAGTGCGGCGCGCTGATATTCGCCCAGTGGAATCTTGACCATTCCGTCGACTGCTTTTTTTGACTGGCTGCAGGTCATTCCACATCAGCCGATCGCATTCGCGGTCGGTGTACTTTTTGCCTTTGATGATGTCGGTGCCGGTGTGACCATCGCAGACAGTCCACACGCCTGCCACATCCTTGTAAGGTTCGTACACCCTGCCCTCTACCCCATCCTTTCCGCCGAGGAATACCGTAGTGATAGCCATAGCTCCGCCACCCGCGACAGCAATAAGCTTATTGCGCAGGCTGTTTGACATAGCCATGGGTTAATCCTCGTTGATGTCTGGCGCGGTGGGCCAGCGCTGAAGGGCTTTAATCTGCGCTATTGTGGTTTTGCGCTTGTAATACCAGTTGATGCCGAGCGTGAAGAGCGCAACCAGAATACCGGCCAGTACGCCCACAGCACTCCATTCATCGGGACTTAACCGGGTCAGTAGACCATTGGCAATCGTCCCGGCAGATGCGCCATATGCTGCGCCTGATGCCAGTTTGCTCATATCAATACTCATGTGACCCCCGGTTTCGGGGACAGGCTCAATTAGGAATTGTCTACTTTCTGAACTGAGCAAGTCCGGTTAGTCTTTTCTTGTCGAGATAAAACACCGCACCGCCGTTGGGTAGCCAATAAGAAATAATCCGCCATTGAGCGGATTTTTTTATGCATAAAACATCGCCCGTTGCCACACAGGAAAAGGTGAGAGTCGAGGTTGATTGGCAGGGGCGAAAAAAGAAAAGGCCAGCTCTATGGCTGACCTTTAAAATGATTTATTAGTGTTATCTGTGCGATGCAGAGGGAGAAAATAAAAAGCCCCGCCGACTGGTGAGGTCGCGAGGCTTCTTGGCATCCACATTTATGCAACTGACCGGTAAAACCGCGATCTGTTCGCTTCACTTCCCGATTATGCCGTTAATGTGCCAGGTTGCTTGCCCTTTGTCTTTGTCATTTCGTGCTATTTTGTATATTCACGCAGCGATTTTAAGAATCTCCTTCTCCATTTCTCGATTAATTGCGTAAAACATTTCTCCTTCGAGAATATCCATGGCCCATTCCATTCTGTTCCGGGCCTCTTTTGGTGAGATGCTGCAGTAATAAATCAGCGATGAGCCGATGTTTTGCACGCTCTTGCGTTTGCAGTATCGTAATCTGGCTACATTGCGAAGCGGGTTAACCCATCGGATAGCCTGATTTATTCTGCAGTCCGGCGCGGGGGAAGAAAGCCGGGGCCAGTTTCACCAGATGCGCTCACAGGTGCTTTTGCAGAGGC